TTAAATAAGACATATAATTTGGCTTTAAAAATAAATATTGTTAAATTAGGTTTTGTTGCTTTAATGCTTTAACTACGTTACCAGAATTTTCCCTGACAACGGGGTCTATATATTTGGGGAATATTAATCCGTCGTCGGTGATATTCGAAGATCCTGAAAATGCTAATATTAGGTTAGTTTCGTCAGGAGATCTTTTTAGTGCTATATACTTAGAAATATATCCAGGTATAGCGTATGGAGCGTCTGTGTCTTTTGCGTTTAGGTCCCTATCTAGAGTAAAATACCAAAAAGTAACACTAGAACTAACTTGAGAGTATGTGTTATTTACACGATATTCAGATTCGTTATAGTTTCCCCAGCCACTAGCTGAATTATACAATCTTACTAAATCCATTTGACGTAAAGAAAAATTAGATATTGGTGTCTCTAATCCTGCAGCGGTATTTAATTCTATAAACGCATTATAATACAAAGATTGAGTGGCGGATAATCTTATTGTTCTCGCGTCCTCGGCATATAATCTACTATCTAAATCTGTAACCGATGTTTGATATGCGCTACTAGATACCGAGCCTCCGCTTGAATTGTAAAAATATTCTTGAGATATTGATACAGTGAGAGTATCGCCCATTACCCAGTTATAAGGAGAAGTGGGTATATTCACTGAATAATAGTACGGAGATGATTGAGCAGCAGGAATTTGTTTTGTATACGTAAATGTATCGTAAGGCGCCAACCACGGTCTAGCCACATTTGTTACAAGCACTTGCACATAAGTATCTTCAGCAGCGTCTGGAGTTACTTTCGCGCTAGCGGTAAAATTAAGTAACAATATACCAGGAGACGTACTCATTTGAACGGCTACAGATCCCCAATATCCATTACTAGAAGGCGTCAAATATGTGTAAGAAGGAGTACTTGCTGTGGTAAATGTTTCTATTGGAGTATTTAAAGAATATATTTTATTATTATTAATTCCATCCGTGCTATGTAAAACAGGACTGTATTTAAATCCACCTTCGTAAAGATTTACTTCTTGATTATTCGTAAGATACTGAGCCATATTGTTATTTGGATCGTAGTTAAAAAGCGAAATATTAACATTCTCTCCTGATTTAAATACATTTTGGGTAGTAAATATATTTTTGTTTGCTTTAGTTAAATCTAATACATTCTGATTATTATCAATAACGTATTTTATTTGTGCATTTACTCTATTAGGTAATTGGAAAGAAGAAGAGTACATGTCTATCAAATAAGCGTACTGCGATTTTAATTTATCAATTGCTGCAGTTTTTCCATAAGAAGTATCTCCTTGAGTATAATCATTATAAGTAGCGCTAATGGTTTTTGACCCATAATATCTAGGAATTGTATAAACTTGAGCTGCATAATTCCAATCTTGTACTTGAGCTAATTGACTGTACGGATCCAAATAGTTTATATAGCTATTAGCAGTTCTATTCGCAAGAGACTGCGTAATTAAACCATAGTTTGATGGTTTTAATTGATCGCTATTATAGTCTAAATCTAAGAACGTTCTTGATTTTACAGATCCACTAACGTTTTGAAATAAAGCTCCCAAAGATTGAGTAACAAATGACCCAGCATTTACTTTAATATTCTTTGAGATATCGTACTGCTTTTGAAAGTTATTCAAAGTAGTGGCAGTAATTGTGCTACCACCAAATTCTCCTGTGAATTTCTCTATGCCTTGAGAACTAGCGAATGGAATGTACCCAATCGATCCAGTTCTGTAACCTGACCAAGCGGTTGATCCTGATATGGTGTTCGCCGAAGATCCCGTGATAGATAATAGATATATTGATTGTGTAAAGTTATTATATATACTTGCTGAAGGATCAAATCTTGGTTGTTTATTTCTTTCAAGCATGTGAGACTTAATAATGATACCAGTCGACACATCCGCTCTCGCAGGCACAAAATCTTTGATGGCCTTAAATAAACCGTTATTGTAAAATTTGATCAGTCTAATGTACTCCCAAACGCTATGGGTCTTGTCGTAACTTTGGAAATAAGAATTCTTTAATGTATCAAGTGCAGCGTAAGAAGAGGATGCTGCGTACCCAGGATTTCCTATGTACTGATCTATTCCACCAACCAATACGCCTGAAGCAGATATGTAATTGTTTATGGTATCAGCAGGACTAAAACCAACTTCTATGTTTATGGAGTTTGGCTTCGTATTTGGATCGTAGTACTGTAAAGTAGTAAATGGAGAAAGTAAAGAAGAAGATATTGTAGTTGAACCAGTAACTGAAGCAGAACTTCCTGTTGCTATTGTTATTTTATAAGGAGTAGAATCTAAATCGTAAACTCCGCCTAAAGTGGTATTAACGTTTCCTCCAAACTCTTTAACGGATAAAATAGTATCAGGTATACCGTAACAAGCAATTAAAGCTTTAATACTTCTTTGAGTACCTCTAGTCTTTAATAGATAAGGTAAGTTGTGATAAAGTCTTTTGTATATCTCGTCTTGTATTTCTTGACCGGGCAAAGTAGCTATACTGGATGTTACATAGTTTTTAATCATTTCAGATCCAGTAGGAGGCAACAAACTACCGTCTTGGTTAATACCAAATAAACTATAATAAATGTTGTCAGAGATACTAGTATTTGTATACAATTGCATACCTAAACCTCTTAAGGCTTCAGAAACCAGATCCAAAGAGATACCAGTATTTGGATTATTTGTTGCATCGAACTTATTAGAAACGTCTTTATAGTATAACCAAATATTATCAAAGTGTTGGCCCACCATATCCAAGAAAGTCAAATACGGTTCGTTATTAGAATCGTCTGTAATGTATTGAGGTACAGAATATCTTAACGCGTCTTTGTTAGAGTAATCATACATAGAAGCCGAGTACAATAAAGAAGCTGTAGTTGGTGTTGTAACAGTGTCTGCGCTGCCTAAAAAATTTGATACTATAGAAGACGTAACTGAATATAAAGAATACGGCTGTGTATTGTTTGATTTAGGCCAAGACCAAGATGACGATTGAAAATATAAAAAAGTTTCGTAAGAATCTAATTTGCTTACTATATTATTTATTGACTTCTGTGCTTCTAAAGAAGATGACGCGGCAACTGTTGGAGAAACAACTGCATATTTCTTTGCGTTCGCTATATCTTGATTATAACTTTCTATTAATTGAACTTTGTATTTAAAATTCAATACTCTTTCTGAAGCATTAGAAAAATGTACAAAATTAGAAAAATTGCTATAATCAACGTTGATATCTACCGATTTATTTTGGTAGTAGTTCAACATTTTTTGATAAGAAGAGGTTACATTACTTGTCAATAAAGTATGGTAAGTATAGTAAGGTGTTGTTTGACCAACTTTAACATTAGTAGCAACAGAGTAATTAGGTCCTCTTAATTTAAATCTTTCGTTAGGATCTTCTGCTGGTACCTGAATGTTAACATTATAGTTTATGGGCTCTGAAACCTTATCTACTATCCATAATTGGGTCTTAACATCGATATCCGAATCTAAAGGTTCGTAAAGTTTAACAATTAAGTACGCACCTTCTGCATCTTCATTAAAAGCAACATTAACACCGATGGCTAAATTATTACTACCAAAGTTTAAATAGAAATCGCTATAATAATTCTTTGTAGATATGTAGTTTTGGTAAACATTAAATCCTTCCAAAATTCCAGAATCGCTAATAACCTGAGAAGCTAATTTTATCTCAGTTCTAGATTGTGAAATTTCTTTGATCCAATATGTTTTACCATATTGAGAATTAAATAACTTCTTTAAAAAGTTGTATTGTATGTTAACAGAACCCCTATTGAATCCTCTATTTATAACGTCCTTTTCAGGATCTAAAGTAAGCGTGTTGTATAAACTATTAGAAGGATTGGTTGTAAGATAAGGATAGTAATCGAATCCATCGTAATCAGAGTATAATATATTTGAGTTCTGATCGTATATAAACAATTCTATATAATCTTCCTTGGCACCAAAATTAGAGTTAATGTAATTGTTGGTGATTAACGAAGTATCAACAGACGAATATTGTTGACTTGGTATGTCTGATCCTTTTATTTGTACCTGTACTAATTCCATTAAACTAGATTAGTTATTGATGTAAATGATTGATTTATGTCTAATAGCTGTTGACGAAGAGAATTAATTTCCTCTATCAATGCTAATTTTTCTGCGTCTATTACCGATCCACCCACGTACTGCTGACTTCTTTCTACCAATTCAGAATGAGAATTGACTCCAGTTACTGGAATATCAAAAAATAGTCTGTCGTATTCTCTAAAAAATTGATCCACATTCATGGTGCTTGCGCTCACTGTTTGAGGAGCAGTTATTAATTCGCTAAACGAAGTGTCTATTACTTTCGAATAGGTATTAATTCCATAAACTTTTTTAACTAATTGAACATTTTCCATTATCTAACTATTTTGAATATATAGTTATTATCTATATCTATTGATTCGCTTGTTGGTAAAACAGTTCTCAATAAAAGTTTGTAATATCTTTCTGGTTCTAGACCGTCAAGATACACATCAAAATAACTGCTTTGTCCGTCACAACTTATTTTTGTAAAAGTTGTATCGAAATCAACAACAACATCCTCTGTTTTTACATCCTGTATTGCCCAATAAGAGGTTTTAGGCAATGCTTTATTTACTGTATAAATTGAAGCCGTTGTAAAAACTCTAGTGGGATAATTGTCTCTTGCGTTTACTCTAAATTGATATTTCTGAGTATTATATTTAAAAGTTCCAAGATTATTATCTATAGAAGCTATAAATTGATTATCGCTTATTACGATTAAACTACCAGTAGAGTAATAGCTATCGTCCCATTTTACTTCTAAAGTAGGGGGATATATAGTATGAGTATCTACAGAAAAAAAGTTTAAAGCTACAAAACTTCCTGAGGCCTGTTCTACTTCTGCTGGATGTTTTATTATAAATCCATTATTGCTAGATCCGCTAAACCAATTTTGTACTATAGAAGTGACATCTGCATTTAAGTCTTTAGGATCTTTGTAAGAAAAAGATTGAGAAGCATAAGAACCCGTCCAGTTTCCTCCGCCTGGAGTTAAAAAATAACTAGTATTACCTGTCCATGCATTAGTGGCTCCAACATATTGATTTGGATTGTACCAACAAGCTCCATTAATTGTTACGGGATAATCAGAAAATTTACCGGTTCCCATTGTCCATGAAGAAGACACTTGATATACTTGAAGACTATAAGTTGTGTTTAAATTCTCTGCATTAGCCAAATACAATTTAAGATTTGTTTTCCAACCTGAAGAGGTTGCGTAAGTTTTTATTTTAGCGATATCTTCATTGCTAAATAATATTAAAGACCTTCTAATATCGTCATTTAATATAACAGAATTAGGATCTGGATCAACTAGGTAGCTAATCGTATCTGGATTATTTTTCACAGAGACTTCTAAGATCTCGTCCAAGCCCGTGTTCTGATTGGGAAATCTAGAGTATAGTGTTGTGTCCGCTGTGGGAAATATTTTAAATACTGCCATTTTTACTTAGTTTAGAATGTTACGACCCTACCTTGAATGTCCAAATCTAGATATTTTAATTCAAATATAGATGGATCTAGAGATGGGTATATTACGTTGTTTAAAGTTCCTGCTTGAATATCGTAAGAATATTTTGAATAACCATTTGATTCGCCGTACTTGTTTACAATTTCTACTTTTTTAACAGTTTGAACGCCTTCCACTCGATCTAGCACTCCATAAACTTCTGTTAAAATAATTGGTTGATTTATTTGCCAGCGTTCTATATTAAAATAGTCTTGTAAAGTAACTAAACTTCTAGCTACTACATCTTGACTATTAAAATTAGGTCTAATTACTACGTCAAAATTGCAACCTATGTTTATAATAAAAGCAGGTTTTATTTTTATAGAATCAGTCATCATTCTATATTCTGACATGTAGCCTTGAATATTTTTTAATAACGAAGGCGTAGGTACACTTAAGTATCCAGATCCATCCAGACTTAATACGTACAAACTAATAGCCAATGGATCTCTTAAGCCAGAATTGTTTTCTAGATAATCTCTATATACTGAATCGTCTTTTGTTACATAAGCTTTAGAAACTTTACCAAACTGTGCAGGCATACATAAAGTTCTAGCCAAGTAATCTTCTTGAGTCACTGCTCTTAATTGACTTGGAAATTGTAATTGTGTGTTAAATCTTAATTCTTCAACAGAATCACCGTCTCCACCTCCAGCTGCTGGCGTCTCATTATTAGTAACTAAGGTGTAAGCAAAGCTTGTATTTCCTGAAATTGTTTTGGCTACTGGTCTTGTCAATTCGCCCTGTAAAACGTTGCTATTAGCGCCGCCTCCAACTAAATAGGTGAAAGTAATTGTAGTGCTTTTTGGTGCCAATCCGTAAGTTTGAGTGGTAACAAAGTTGGTTGGATCAAAAGAACTTGATAATAAACTCAATCCTCCATTTGTATTACCAACACTCACTTGATTGGGATTAGGAAGTACTGCGCTATCTGCTACAGAGTTAATTCCAGGCCCAAACTCTATTTGTAATATAGCATTACTTTGAAATCTTGAAGTGAATCTTCTAGGAACCTGTAATTTTTGAATCATGTAAGGAACCTGATTCACATCGTTTATTGTAGTGTTTGCTACTGGATTCAAAATATAATCTTGAGCCAAATAAGGAACTTCGTACCATGTATTTCCATTAGAATCCACGGCGTTTAAAATAGTAATGATATTAGAATCTTGTAAATTAATCGTAGCAAATCTTTCTGCGCTACCAAAACTAAACTGTTGAGTTTTAATTTGACCAGATATAGCTTGAGTATTTTTAGTTAACAAGAAGCTAGTTGGATTGTTTGAAGAATCTAATGTATATGCAGCAACTTCTGTTGGGTCCAAAGAAGAAGACATTCTAAAGTCAATCTTATCTGAACAATAGAACGCGTTAGAACTGTTTATATTAGAAGCTACTTGCATTCCTTGATCTACACAAAATGCGTAAGAAAAATCTGGAACATATTTTCCTGCTGATAATTTAGATGGAACTTGTTGGTATACTTTAAGATCAACGATCGCTGCGCTTGTTACTTTTGGACGATAACCCAACATATAAGCCAAACTGTATAAGTTGTTCTTTTGTTTTGCGTATTGTAAAAAAGTTTCTTGTAATTGATTGTCCAAATAGAAAGATAAAACGTCTCCTACGTATGCAGCCATTTCAATAAACATGGTGCCAGGACTGGCTTGATTAAAGTCTTTGTAGTTTGTAGGATAGTAAGACTTAGCATATTCTATCAAATCGGCTTTGAAAGAACCAAAACTCTTATTAAGGTATTTAATATCTATATTGTTGTTCTGCATAATTAAGCGTTTTGTATTTCTAATACTACACCGTCTGTTTCTTTAGAGCTTTTTAATGTATAACTAAATTTTATTCTTATAGAACTAGTATTAGGATCTCCGTTAACATTTAGATCGGATATAGAAACATTAGGAAAGTTGTTCTCTATCTGAGATATTAAAGACTGTTTTATGTCGTCTAAAGAGGATTGAGCTATTTGTTCGAATAATCTAGATCTTAAACCTGCTCCAAAAGTGGGGTTAAAAGGTCTCTCTCTTCTATCGGTCAATAAGAAGTTTATCAAATTATACTTGGTCTGTTCTTTTGTACTGTACACAGAAGCAAATGCTATAGGAGCAGAAAATGGGATTTTTACACCTATTGCTTGAGAAGGTCTCAAATCGTCTTGCGATATTTGTCTTAAGTTGTATGCCATTATATAGCGCCTTTAGCTTTTAATTTGCTCATTAAATCAGAAAAGTCAGGAACTTCGTTTATTTGTACCATGCTTATATCCGAACTAGGTCTTGCTGTTGCCAACATACCATTTACGTCTCCTACAGCCACTTGCTTTGGTTGAAAGAAACTAGTTGGATCTATGCCTATTGAATCAGGACCAATGTCTGAAGTATTGAAAGACATATCATCCATATCACCCATTGCCATAGCAGTCTCGTTTAACATATTTGCCAAAGGATTGCCTGCGAAGTTGGGCTTGGGACGTACTGGTTGAGTATTCAAGGTCAATGGGACAGCTTTTTTGGCCGCTATTGATTCTTTTATAACTGGCTTTTCTACGTTAGATGATGCGATCTCCTTTATAATGGAGGGCATTTCTTGACGGATGGCTTTAACCACCTCTTCTTTTATCAATTTTCTAAGTAAATCTACTTGCGATACTTTTTCCATATCTTATAAATATTGGTTTATGATACTTTCTTTTTAATTAACGTACTATACCAGAACTATATTTTCCTCCTGGGTCGGTGCTCTTTAAATCAGTTTGTAAATTTTGCATTGAAGCTGCCATTAACTTTCTCATTCTTTTCCTTAGCTTTTTACCTCCTGGAAGGTTATTCGCAAAGGCATTAAGACCCAATCCATTCTCTTCATTTTCGTTATCGGGATCGTCCAATCCGCTATTAAGAATAGAAGTAACGTCTAAATCGTCTATTGTTATATCTGGATCTCCTAGGTTTGCCGACGCTTCTATTAAGATAACTAGATCAGAAGGATTCATTCCAGTGACAGACTTATTGGTATAGCCTCCAGCGCTCAATAACAACTTAACTTCATTTATTATAATGGTATCGTCGGAAGCATAAGTAGGAGTAGACTGAACTACCTTTGTCTTGTTTTTATCCAAACCAATACCAAATCTTCTTTTTATAGTCAAAGCTTGATCGGTTGTTTCTTCTGTTAATATTTCTATAGTGAAGTCTCCATAAGTCTTGCTCTTGTTATTCTCAGCGCTATAAAAATCGTCCATATATTTTTGAAGTGCGTTTGCCCCGTCTTTCAATTCCTGTATTGTATTATTCAAATCGGCTTTTAAATCCTCGTCACAACTGTCGCAGCTATTTAAATTTCTTGCTATCAATTCCAATTTAGGAATTATTATAACTACGTTGTTTAGTACGTAAGCACAAAGGCTTCTAATTAAAGTAAGAATTTCGTTTATCTGTGCCACTCTTTTTAAGAAATAGACCAAACCTGAGTTCATTATTATATCTTCGTAAGTGGCCGATATAGCTGTTTGTACTCCAACTGTATTGAATACTTGAGGTACTGGAATTCCAAAGAAAAAAGCTCTTAATTTGTAGAATATCTTTATCAATAGTAACGATACTCTAATTACCAATTGTAACAAAGAGATGTATTTGATTATACTCGCTATAATCTTAACTATCGATTTTACTGTTTTTATTATTGAATTTACAAAAGGAACAGCTTTTTTAGGGTCTAATATTTTATCAAAGTTTCTTAGTGCTTCGCTAATTTTTCCTTTTGTTAGTGTATCTATTTGTTGTAAAACTGATTTAGGATCGTTGAAAGCTTGAATAACTATACACACGGATCTAATTTTATTAATAGTGTCTATAGTAGTCGTAAAATCAGCGTCTGTAAAAGTTCTTAAATCTATTTTTCTATTTAAAGAAGCTATCGCGTTACTTATAAAATTGCTACTTATAATTGCTTGAGGAAAAGCTTGAGAGAATTCTGGATCTACTAATGAAGCAGAAGAATTTACGTCGTTTAGATCTTCTAATATTGAAGTAACTTGCGCTATAAGATTTTTTAATTCTCTTTGAGTTTGAGGATTATTAGATATGAAACTAGATACAGTCGTAGATCCTGCATAAAGAGCCATAAATTTATCTATGTATGTTTGTATTTCGTAAGCTAGCTTTTGTATTTGGAATTTCTTCTTTTCCAAAGATCCAGCAGTTGGCGGTGGAGCTTTCTTAGGGTCAAATTTTTGTAAGTTATCAGGTATTTGATTTGCTGCAAAACTAAATATAGCACAGAAATCTATACTAGCTATTAAGTTTAAAATCTTAACCAATCCCATATCCAATGGATTCGGAAATACAGCATTAGGATTCGATGGTTTCCCGTAAAATATTTTAGAAATTCCCTTTTTTATGCCGATAATTGCTTTAGAAATAATACCAGTTATTCTTTCCAAACCTGTAGAAAGATCTTCGTCGGGAATTAATTGCTGTAAATTAAATGTCGTAGCCAACTGATCCATTTGATTCCCAGATGATGCGGATTGTATGTATTCAGTTCCCCTTTCACCCGCTTCTCTTTTTAGATTAGCTTTCGTATTTCTAGTATCCGATCTAAATGCAGAAGCCGTTTTAGAAGCGGCCGCAGAATTTATTTCTTGCTGCCTTCTTAATCTATCATCTAAGTTTGGAGTATTCGCCATCTATCTTGTGAATGTATTTTGAGAAAGCACAGTTTGTAAAGAATTTTCCAATTGAGTAGCAGCAGCCTGTAGTTCTAAACCTTGATTTTTTATTACAGTTATAGATCTAGCTATATTCTCCTTATTCTCTCCAACTCTTCCCAAGTTTCTTCCTATTTCTTGTAATGCTGCTGAAAATAAAGTTAATTGAAGAACTAGACTATTTCCTAAAACCAAGCTTTCTCCTAACGCTCGAGCCTCGTGGCCTAATTCAATTATGTCAGAATCCAATATAATTTTTTCTTTTGCGTCTAGATTAATAGTTTCCGTAGAGCACAAAGATACCGCTCTTTTTCCTGCAAGAATTATTGCATCTTTTTTAGAATGTAATAAAATTCTATCTGAAGATAAAATTACCTGCGGACCTATAAATGGAAATTCTAATTTATCTAACATACTATCCTATTGCGTTTTTATCTTGAGTATTTGCATCAATTTCTTGGTTAGAAATTATTGGAGGATTGGATATTCTCACATTATCTGTTCTCTCTTGAGCTTGAGTTCTAATTCCACCAAAAGATCTAAAGTCAAAATTATTCAAATCCTCTATTATAATCTGTTGATCTTTTGTTAAATATATAGAAGAAAAATCTGTATTTATATTTTCCAAAGTCGGAGCAAATATATCTTTTGAATTTTCTGGGGTGCCTTGACCGTTTACAATCATTGTTATTGGACTACCTTGATCTCCCTTATTGGACCAATAGTTTGATTTTTTTACTTTTGGAGTTGTGCTTCCAAATCTAACAGACTGTCCGTATCTTGATTCTAGTATAATATCTCCTTCGAAAGGTTTTAACTTTCTGACACCGCTTGATTCTTTAAAGTATTCTCCCAAAAATAATTCCAAGTTAGTATCTCCTTGACCAGAAATATCTGGATGAGAAGCATAGTAGTCCAACAAAAATTCTTGGTACTCTAGCATGTTTGGAAATGCGCTGTGATTTGGATTAAATTTCCAAAGGTTATAAGGAGGTAAATAGAAAAGTTGTTTGGATTGGAAGTCGTCGTTCAAAGCTTCACTTGGTCCAGGAAATATTATTACTACTTCATTAATTAGCGGATATTGATTAATAAAACTAAAGAAGGGGTAAGCATAATCATTTACTTGTTTACTTTTACTAGTAGTTAAATTTGAATATAAAATTTCATAACTTATCTTACCGATGTCTCCAAAACTTTTAAAATCAGGATTGGCTTCATTGGTACCTTCTACTAAATCTGACAATACAATACTTTTTACTCTTCCTATAATATAGAAAAAACCTGATCTAGAAACTTCGGATCCTTGCGATCTTCCTGTTTTGTAATTGTCCCCCATTATGCTTTTGGTAATTGTTTAGCTCCGTTTCCTATTGAAGTTACCTCGCTCATTAATTGTTCTATATCTTTCTCGCTTAAAAGTCCTCCATCTTCAACAGATTTATCTTTTGCATCCGCGGACTTTTGGAAAGCACTAAGTATTTTCATCAAAACTTCGTCGTTCTTAAGGCTAGAATCTAATAAGCCCTTGATCATGGGTACCAAAACGATAGCATCACCAGGGCCTTCAATCATATCTGCCAAACGTAATATCTCTGATTTTATTGTTGAGTCCTGAGACTTGTGCTTGTTGTATACCTCTTCCACCAAATGCGCCAAAGTCTTGCCAGGGAAGATTTCTTTTTCAAGTTCCATATACTTTTTTAAATAAATATTACTGGTCAACGTTTTCAATGTGGTGATCCAGTACTTCCTTGTACACGACCTTTAGCTTTTTAATCACCTTTGTAATAGTGTTGGACTGACAGTCTGTGATCTCTTTTATGTATATGAATAGCGCCTTCTTATTGAATATGTCTATGTTTTCTCTCTTTTTGAATACCTCTAAGATAGCATCAGCAACCTTGATCTCGCCTTCTTTGTCAAATAGTGTAGATAAGTTATCGTCTACGTGCTTTATGAATTGATCTATTACAGAGACTCTATTAATATCAGAAGACTCAGGCTCAAGTATCAAAGTTTCATGGGTGCTATTAGCATTGTCGATCTCCTCTACTTGTATCTTAGAGACCATTTTTTTGTAGTTCTTTTGATTGTAGATGATCAAGTATCTCTTTGCAATAGTGCCAAAATATGAATACGCCTTGCCCTTTGATTGATCGTAAAGGTGCAATTTTTGTAAAAGAAAAGATATTACTTCAAACTTAAGATCCTCTATATTATCTACTTCTGTATAGTAGAATTTAAAAGTATGAATAATGTTTTCAGCTAATTTATAGAATGCGTAGTGAATCTCTTTATTGTATATCTGATTCGCAATTGCTTGATTTGACGCAGCTCTATATCTTAAGATCGCCTCTTCAGTTTCAGAAGTAAAGTAAACATTTTTTGTTTTTGGTTTTCTTATTCTAGGTGTACCTTTTATGGTAAGACCCATATCCGGTTCCGGTTCAACCATTAATTCTTCTGCCATGATTTATTTTCTTCCTGTAAATTGTTGAACTCTAGCTTGGATTGCTTTTATGGTTTCAAAAAGTTGTAGCAACTCTGGGTCGGATTGTACCCACATTGTCATATCGATCTTGTTTACTAATCCGTTAAAATCGTCTGTTAATGCTAAAGTGTCGTTAACGAAGCTGCTTTGATTAAGTACGATTTCTTCTAATCTTTTATTTTTTTTATAAAGATTGTATACTATTGCACCAAAAATTGTGCCAAACCATAGTACTATTGCAATTATTCCTGTCATTTTAATTAAATTTGTGTTTCAACTCTGCTTGCCATTAAATCGGCTTGGTGAAGAATGTAAGGTAAGTTACATTTTAATTCAACGTCAGAGCTGTATGTTATATAATAAGGTTTGTTGGCTTCTTCGTAAAGGCCATCGTGTAACTTGATTGCT